CATCTTCTTGATTAACCGCATGAAAATAAGTTGTAGTTTTAGTAGCATCATAAGCTGTACTACCATCTCTAAAATTTACTCCAAAATCTTTGTTATCTGTTTGTGGATGAATATTATAAAATTTAAAAATATATTCTTTGTAAGTAGAGTCTATTCCTGAAGAAAAAGTTAAATCAGAATCAGAACCATCAGAGGTTAAAGTAGATATTAATGTTAATCCTCCTGTACCAGTCGTATTAGTTGAAAGAGTCATATTATATCTTATATCTGAATATGTTGCCATTATGCTATTCCGTAAAGTTTAATTGTACCAGCGTCTATATTCCCACTACCCATTTTAAATTGAATAGCTGTAATAGCTGAAGTTGTATTAAAATATCCAGCAGTATAGCAATCATAAACATACTGAGGTGATCTACTATCCATATAAGGAAATCTTGCCATAAAATGTTTTACATATGTAGTTGACGATGGTGAATAAATCCAAAGTTCTCCATTCGTAACACAATCATTATCTGTTCCAATCTGTGATGCAGATGTTAAATTTTGAAACCCAGTTCCTTGAGCAGTATCCTCTGAAGTATTATAATACATATTACCTTGTGAGCCATTTTCTGCATGAATAACGTAAAAATGAGTAGTTGTTTTTATTACATCGTAAGAATGACTTGATGTATCATCAGAACCATTAAAAGAAAATTCATCTGATGCAGATGGATGAATATTTATACATTTAAATAAATAAGTTTTATAAGTACTATCTAAAACTACATCACTAGATCCATTTACAAAAGATAAAGTACTATCACTACTAGCAGTTAAAGTTTTAATTAAAGTTAAACTACCACCAGAACCACTAGGTACTGCAAAATTATATCTTATATCTTTGTAATTAGCCATTAAACTACTCCAAATAATTGTATAGTTCCAGCATCTATGTTGCCTGAACTCATTTTAAATTGTATTGCGTCAATAGCACTTGTAGTATTAAAATATCCTGCTCTATAATCATCTTGTGCAGCATCAGCAGATGTAACTCCAGCTATTCTACTCATAAAATGTTTTACAAAAGTTGTAGAACTTGGATTAAATAAATGTAAATAACCAGAAAGAGATTCATCATTATCAGCATCTAAATTATTAAATAAATTTTGATAACTTGTAGATTGAGCCAAATCCCAACTACCATTATATGCTGGTCCATATACACTATCTCCTTCAGTATGATTTGCTTGAAAAGCTGTAGATGTTATTGTAACACCATAAGAACTACCAGTATCTGTTGATCCTTGAAAATTAAATTCTGCATCCTCAGTTGCACCATGAATATTATTAAAAATAAATAGATATTCTTTATAAGTAGAATCTAGAATAACAGAAGATGATCCGTCTTCAAAAGATAAAGTAGCACTAGAACTAGCTGTTAAAGTTTTAATTAATTTTAAACCTCCAGCATTAGCCCAAGAAACATTATATTTAATGGCGTTATAATTAGCCATCTTATTTATCTCTTAATAACCACCCTTGTGTTGAATCAACATACACAAGAGTAAAACCTGCACGTTCAGTAGCTACAGTTAAATCAGCTGAGTCACCTTGAATCTTATGTGAATTTCTTCCTATTGTACAGTTGTTAGTATCAAAAGTTGCTCCATAGTCAACAATCCAAACTTCATCACCACGTGTTGCTGAAGATGGCAATGTCATTGTTATAGCTCCACCAGATGTATTTACA